ATATTAAACGTAAAGTCAATCAAGCGATTCGTAAGGTTGGACAGATCGCAGGTGCCGCTTTTAGAAAGTTCAAGGAGTTGTTTAATAAAGCATTCGAGGAAATCAAGAAGGCTGCATACGCAGTAAGGGACAGAGCTCTTGCCGCTGCGAGAGCTGCTGCTGCGGCTGCGAGGGCTGCTGCCGAGGCTGCGAGGAGGGCTGCAGAAGCTGCTGCGAAAAGAGCGAGGGATGCCGCAAATGCCGCCGCTAGGGCTGCACGAAACTTTTTCTGTTTCTCTGGAAATACACCCATTAAACTCATAGACGGTGAGACTGTTCCACTAAAATGTATTAAACTGGGAGACACACTCATAAATGGGGCTATCGTTCAAGCTACTATGCAAATCAAGTCGAGTGAAGAAGATCCATTCTATAAAATTTATAGTGAAGAACTTGAGGAAAATGTATTTGTAACTGGGTCACATCACATAAAGTGTGGTGACAAGTACATTCTCGTGAGAGATTTTGAAAAGGCTGAAAAGCTTGATACAGTAGATGATATTCTTCACTGTTTAGTGACCAGTGATCACACGATACCCGTGGGTGAATTTACTTTTTGGGATTGGGAGGACAATTTACTTTAACAAACTCCACAGCTTTCTTAGGAGTTTTACATATAGTGTCACCACAATGATCCCTATTCTGATAAATCGAATTAATAGACGTTGAAATTTCGTTACATGACTTCAAATTCCAACGACCTAATAGAGGTTTTTCAGCTTTTATAAAAAGTTCAAAAATCTTTTTGATCATATCTTAACTAATGCGTTCCTTTTTAAACCTGTCGATACAATGTATACGCCGAAAATCCCGAGACAGTCAATAAGACATATTGGAGTGCGTTTGAAATAGTCAAGTATTCATTAATCATAGCCTTTTGTGATTCATCCTTTAATCCATCCCTGAAGAGTGTCACGTGACGAATGAGGTTTCGTAAAATAGAAAACGCTAAAAACAATGTCATCATACTAAGAATTATGAAGGTGATGTTATAGGCTGTGTTCTCCTTTCCGCGGTAAAAGCGAGACACACCGAGTAGACCTAATGAGATTGATGTGTATAATCCCACATTACGAAGAGATGTTTGATAAAACATGAGAGTGTCCTTAAGCGTGAATTCCATATGATATTACTTACATTTTTAAATTTCATGAGTGATGTGATTTAAAAATGATTTTTTTTGATTTAATTTACTAACAAATTAGTTGGAGAAAGCGAGGCCACCCATACCCGATTGGATGCGGAGGACGTTGTAGTTAGTGGCGAACATGTGCATGGAAGTCGCGGTACCAGGACCCATCTTGACGGCAACCTGCGCGTTATCGATGCGGGAGAAGTTGCAAGTGCCGGTAGGCTGGTGCTCCTCGGGCTTGAGCGGGGCAGCCGGAGTGATGGTTGTACGCCTGGACCTGGTTGAAGTACTTACCCTTCTGCTCCTTGAAGCGGTCCTGGCCGTTAAGGACAAGCTTGAAGGTATCGAGCTGACCGGCGTTCTCCTCGGTGAAAGCCTCGGTGGAGAGCTCGGTGGCGTACATGGGGGTGCCAAGGTTGGAGACGGGGACGAAGCAGTTCGAGTCAAGGCCGCTGGCAGTCTGGTCAGACTGGAGGGCAACCTCGGTGACGAGGTTCTTCGCAGTGAAGTTCCACAGGGAAGACTTCGCGGCGGTGTTGGAGAAGCACCACACGAGCTCCTTGACGGGGTGGTTGTAGGAGAGGCGGACCTGCTTGGTGTTGGCGGCGTCAACGGTATCGGTACCGGTGTGCTGCACCTGCTCAATCAGATACTCGTGGCCCTTCTGCGCAAAACGACGACGCTCCTCAGTGTCAAGGTAGACGTAGTTGGCCCAGACCTTGAAGACAGACTTGTTAAGGAAGGTGTCGAAATCCGACGCGAGGTCAATATCAATGCGCACCTCATGGTACTGCAGAGCAATTAGTGGCAAATAAAGTCCTGGATTCCGATTGAAAAAGAAGACTAGGGGCAAATAGACAGTGGAACCATCCGCCGCAGTGGTCATCTTACCCCAAGTGGCCTTCTTGGCCTCATCGAGGTAAAGCTCGGAGTAAAGCCTCCACCACTTCTGGTAGTGCTTGTCAATTCGCTGACCTCCGATCGATAATTCGACGGAAGAAACCGCACGCTCGGCGACCCAGTTGCAGTCACCAGCCTCCGCGGTGGCGGTAGCGGCGATGTCAGACTCGAGTTCGAGGTACATGTCACCGACGAGATCACCGTTACGGGCAACGGTGACAGAGACGCGGCCGGAGTTGGCGGCAGTACCGTTGACGGTCTGCTCGATGTTCTCACCGTAAGCGACGAGTTGCATAAGACCACCGGCCATTTTGAGAGTTGTTGTACTATAGACAGAGAAAATAATTTTGGGTAAATGTGCGAAATTTCGCAGTCTACTTTTTCTCCGTTTAATTCAAATGTCCACACAGCCTGAAGAAATTGAAGAGGGTGAAATCGTCTCCGACGAATATGAAACCGAGGATGAGATCTCTGTAGATGACCAGGAAATTGTTGAGGACATGGAGGACCTCGAGGACGACGAGACTGACATCATAGGTTTGATGACTTCGCTCATGGCGACACAGGATGGAGATACTGTATGTTCGGCTCTCGTCGAGATTTCTAACCAGATGCAGGTACAGAATAAAATCCTTATAAAGATTCTTGCCAAACTTCAGGATTAAAAATTTAGTTAAAAGAAAAATTCATAGTAAGAGTAAGCATGGAAGACACTCACTTCATCGATAAGGAACCGAATAGGTATGAAGCACTGGCTGAGCTACAAAAAGAGCAAATCCAATCGATGAATGAGAATGAAATAATTGAAATTGTAAGGAAGTTTGAAATCTTCTGGGATCTTCAGACTGAAGATTATAGGAATGCGCGTGAGCTGGGGTACAGGCAATTCATCCATGCTGATAATTGGGATAGTAACAATAACCCCATTCCAGGGAAAATTGATATTCTGGCTATTAAGGGGATCCGCGAACGACAGCGTCGTTTTATCATCGACTTGAAGAATCGGGTCATGGATCTCAAAATAGAGTCCCATGATGTAAATGGTGATGGAATCACACTATGGAAGCGAGTCAACAATGTAGTCAAACAACTCAAGGATGGTTACGAAAATATCAGACGCCATTTCATAGCGTATGAGCGTGTTGTCAACCCAATGGCAGTGCCACAGGTGTCCTCGAGCTCTGACCCATCCACCATGGACGAAGATGAGATTGAGGACTGTTCCCCGTATCAAAAATGTCTCCTCTATACACTCGACGAAGCGTATAAATCTGGGTACAGACGATACAAAGACTTTTGCTGTGAAGAAATCAAGACCATCGATGGGTACTGCACTCGGGCATGGGTTGCAAAGCAGGAAATCCAGAACTTTGTCCGTAACATCGCACCTAAAGATGACGAATTCTCAAACTGGAAAAACTTTACGAGTAGAGGGACGGTATATAGGGATGTGATTGAATACATTTCCAAGTGCATCGATCCCCAGTTTCCTGAGATTGAAAAAAGACGTCACGTATGGTCATTCAAGAATGGTGTTTTTGTTGGAAAGGAGTGGATTCCCGATCGCGGGGTTTATGATTCTCGCTTTTACCCCTACGACAGTAAAGAGTTTCGGTGCCTAGACCCAACTATCATCTCCTGTAAGTATTTCGATCAGCAGTTTGATGACTTTTCCCATATCGAAAATTGGCAAGACATTCCCACACCCCACTTTGATAAGGTTTTACATTACCAAAAGTTTGAGCCCGAAGTCTGTCACTGGGCTTATGTTATGGGTGGACGCCTCTGTTATGATGTTGGTGACCTGGATTCGTGGCAAGTCATCCCATTTTTCAAGGGTATCGCGAGGTCCGGTAAATCGACACTCATTAACAATGTTTTCAAGCGTTTTTACGAAAGTCAGGACGTGGGCACACTCGGAAACAACATCGAGAGGAAGTTCGGTCTGTCAGCCCTGAAAGATAGTTTCATGTTCATCGCACCAGAGATTAAGGGTGACCTCGCACTGGAACAGGCAGAGTTTCAGTCTATCGTATCAGGTGAGAGGGTTTCTATCGCAGTCAAGAACAAAATAGCGGTTTCACTGGATTGGAAGGTACCAGGAGTACTCGGTGGAAATGAAATTCCAAACTGGAAAGATAACTCTGGTTCAGTACTGCGTCGTATTCTCCCATGGAACTTCACTAAACAAGTTCAAGAAGCGGACCCAAACCTTGAAAAGAAATTGGAGAAGGAGCTCCCCATCATTCTACTCAAATGTGTGCGCGGATACCTAGATTACTCCAACAAATACAGGGACAGGGATATTTGGAATGTTGTGCCTAACTATTTCAAGCTCATCCAAAAGCAAGTGGCGATGGTTGCGAGTACCCTCACAAACTTCCTCGAGTCTACGAATATCGAGTTTGGTGAAGATATGTTTGTACCCCAAAAGCTATTTGTGCAAGTGTTCAACCAACATTGCCAAGAAAACAATCTTGGAAAGCATAAGTTCCATCCCGATTTCTACATTGGGCCATTCAGTTCGAGAGATGTTGAAGTCAGGAACGAATCGGTCACATACAAGGGGAGATTGTACCCCAAGCAACCTATCATTTATGGTCTCAACGTCATTGAAGAATCACTTGGATTCACAGACGAGTTTTAAAAAAAATACCTGTACATAATAGTAATGAGTCGAGGAATTCGAGAATTCGTGGAAACCTCGGGCATCAAAATAGAGACCACGGGTCCTAGACGTAGCCCATCACTTCAGTGGCCACCACCCAGGAGTGCGCCAAATGTCCAGGTCCCCCGTGAAGTGGAACTCAATCTTTTGAAGAGACAGGAAGTTCCGAATACACTCCAAAGGAATATCGTCAATGACAGACGATACGAAGGTATGTTTAAGGAATTTGAGAATGATCCCCTCGAAAATGAGTTCAGTGATATAAACGAAAATGCATTCAAAAATGCATTGGGTAAAACATCTTTTAACAATAATTCATTAGCTTATATTGCCCCTACACGACTTTCAATGAGTAAACTAAATGTTGGTATGTTCAACGCCAACGTAAACAGTGGTTTCGGTAAAGAACCTCGTATAAACATAAAAAACATACTCTTAAAAAAACCACTCGACAAAACCTTTATCGGTGAAGGTCTTTATATAGACACATTGGATATAAAGGGGATATATGGGCGATTTCAGACGGGTTATTCATACAGTAAAGAATACGGTCCTAAGGGTAACATAAACAAGGACTATTTCAGTACTCAGATAATATTAAGGATTTCTAATGGGATGGAATCACATAAGGTTACGTTTAATATTTACAAAAATGGTAAAATTCGATTTTCTGCGGGATTTGTCGGTGAGAATATCGGTGTCCAGCCAGAGTTGATCCGAAAGTTCGTCGTTAATAAGTATACGGAACGTGAGTCTTTCTTATACAATCCATTTGAATATAACAATATCAGTGCACAGTTTAAATTCAACGGTGTTTTTAAGAATCTTGGATTGGCTGCCGCCCGGTTCAAGGAGTATGGTATGACGAACGTAACGTATGAACCCGAACTCGGTCCATTCTTCTATGCGTACATAGATGATCACAAATACAATATAACCAAAACTGGTAATGTTCAAATTCTCGGTGCTAAAAGCCCTGAAGACGTATTAAGTGCATATAATCGTGGACAGCGATTAATCGAAAAAATGAACGATGCGGGTGAAATCAAAATTACTGGGGTATTCTCTGAGGGTGATAAAAAGACGCGCACCAAACCAAAGGCCAAGGCCAAGGCCAAGCCAACAAAGAAGAAGATATTGAACACTACACAAATTTCTGCGTTGAACATAAACAGTAAAAGGTGTGAACGGATGCCCAGACCAGAACTCGTAGATTTAGCTAAGAAGATGGGTGTGGTGGGTAAATTTGGAACACGTAAAGAGATTTGTGAAAAGATCAAAAAATTAAACAAGAAAAAAACAGTCACATTCAAAAACACGACCAAGGGTAAAAATGTAGCCATCACTGGAAAGGTAAATACTAAGAACTTCCGGATTGGGCGAAAAATATGTGACCAATACTCTAAACCCAATCTCGAGTTGATATGTAAAGCTATGAAGATTCCTTACGACAAAAAGGACACTAAAATTAGCTTATGTAAGAAGATCGAAAAGGCTCGTAACAATATAGCCGCTAAGCCAGTTGTTAAACCCAGTAATGCGATTAACCGACAATTGAAGATAAATAACATAGAGATGAAAAGGCGACTCAATGAAAATTCTATCCGCAATGATCTCGCCAAGTATTTCGGTGTCACGTGGATGAAACGATACAAACCCAACCTTAACAATGATGTAAAGGTGGTTCAAAATGAGATTAACAAACTGAATAAAAAGAAGAACGCCTTGGGTATACCATTCAAACGTGACATCAACGAAATTAAACGAAGACTCGTGAGTCAATGGAAGATGCAGAGAAGGAGAAATCTTGAGAAGAGGTACCTCATGAATAACACAAACGTGACCGGTGTTCCATACAATTTGAAGAATAATTTCAAGTTGGCACTCGCAAACTATATACTCAATAACAAAAAGGGTAAAATATCTAAAAAGGGGATCGACGATTACAGGAAATATTGGTTAAAGTTTAGAGCTAATATTAATTCAAATGCCCGCCCGAAAGGAATTAACCGCGCGGTTAGAGCTCGGATTGAAAAACTATAATCATGGAGTGAGAGTGAACGATGAAACCATTTCATGGGTGGAAATGGCGAGAGAAGAGCTTTTAGATGCGGTTATTTATATCATTGCTGATTACATTAGAACTATTAGAAGTAAGGGAGAGGGAGCGCCTCTCAGTTTTCGTAAAAATGATGAGCCCGATGATAACAAACTCATCATGTCTATAGCCGATGACTGGGAAAATATTGAAAGTCCTCAACATAAAATGCTTTTATGGAATCTCTTCAAGATGCTGAACAGTGATGTATTAAATGCGGTAAAACACTACAATTCCTATTGATGCTTGATGTTCAGTATGTAGAGCACCCGTCGTGGATACTATCAACACAAAATTGATAATATCTACTGTTCTCGTGAAAAGAGCCAAATTTATACCAGATGCAATCACGAATATATATGCTAGAGCGCGCGCAACGGAACCACATGTCTGGCTTCATCCATGGATATTCTTTAGATGAAAATAACAGTTTCATCTAAAGAATGAGCTTGAAGACTTTTTTTTTCACTCGCTGCTGAGGGCTTGTAGTTCGACCACGCCAATCAAGGCTGGGTTCCTCTTGGGCATTGTTCGCAGCATTTATTGTATTATTTGCGTCTCGCTCTCGTTTGAGTTCTTTTTGTTGATTAGCCTTATGTTCCATTTCTTCAGCTTTTTTTAAATATTCGTTTTTTTTATTTGAATCACTTTCCCTGGAAGCAAGAGTTCTATATCTTTTTGCAAGTGATTCAAAACCTCCGGACATATTGCGCAACCGAGCCGGGATCTTAAACCTAAACTTAAAATAACTCATCCCCGGAGATAATCGATTCATAAGCACTTTCCATATCACGAGTAATATAATCACCCATGATATTCGTCTTATAATAGCACTCATCTGTTATATACCCGGAAAATTATCTCATAAACTTCTTGACCATCCTCTTCGCGGCGGCCGCCGCCTGTTTGGCCGAGTATTCCTCCTTCTTCTTCTTAGATCCCCTGCGCATAAATAAAATGATCACAATTAAGACTGCGAATACAGCACCAATCTTCATTAAGGTGGGTCGGTTACCCGCCCTGACCTTGTTCAGGAAAGTAGGGGCTGGGGCAGTAAGGTTTACGGCACTGGCCATTGGCTGAACAGCGTTCGACATTTTATACTAGTATATTAGAAAATTATCTTCATTACCTCGCCCTCTTCCTCGCCCTCTTCGCCGCCCTCCTCGCCGCCGCGGCCGCCTTCTTCATCGAGTATTCCTCCTTCTCTTCCTCACGACCGCTCATAAAGATAATAGCGGCGATGAGCACCGCAAATATGGCAGCCATTTGCATAACTTGTTTCGAACTAACCTTGGACATTTACTATTGACTTAGAAAATCTTTACAAGATCGGAAATCTTGTGAATAATGTTATAGAATTCATTGTCATTTGTAACTTCCTGGGGGTTTACAATCTCGAGTTCAATTTGGTATGAGCATTCTTCTTCGGAATCCATGTCGACACTGTCACCAGAGGATATGGTCATATCGATACTCAAATTCTTACGCACGAATGAATGACGTGTTTTGTTACGCTTTCGGTCCATTTCGTATTCACCAAATGTCGGGATTTCCCGTGAAACGCTAAAACGCACATCAATTGGGTTACATTTGAAATCCTCCTTGATTACATTGATCTTCTGGACCATCGTCTGTTCACCAGATTCTTCATCGGCGGTGATTCGAATGTTGTTGGCGTCGTTATAGTAGACATCAGCAACCGATGATTTCATACTTTCCCATCCCTGATACTTCTTCAGTCCCTTGAGAACACGCTCCCACGTTTCTTTACCCAGGTTGGTATCGAATAGAGAACCGTTGTGTTTGCCGAGACGTAACTCAACTTCGATGTGCTCTTCTCCTTTCATGGAGTCGAAGGTGGGTTTAACCTTGTCGTAAATAGATTTAATGTCCATCATTGTCATTAATATAATGCGACTTTCCCTTAAGTGTTTTTTGTTTATGAATTGTAATGAAAGGTTTGATAAATAACGGAAACACCTGTTATTTCAATACAGCAGTACAATGCCTTTTGTATATTCCAGTTCTTTCAAACTATTTTTTGAAGTGTCCTTATGTTGGAGATTGTGAATTTACACAACTTTATTCGCACTTAGTTGCCATTTACTGGAAAAATGGTAAAGAGATGATAAACGTGAAGCCCCTCCTTGAATCTTTCAAGAAAAAGTTCCCACGTTTCAAGAGTAATGAGCAACATGACGTTCAAGAAGCCATCTTGTGCATCATAGATATCATAGAACGAGCCGTACCTAATATCAAACCATGGTTCTATGGGAAGAAGACACAAGAGACTATATGGCCGGGTGGAAAGTCGTCCAATGTAGAAGATTTCAGTGTACACATCATCACATCTTCGGGAAGTGATATGAGTGATATGCTTCTTAAAAGTACGGATTGGAATACGATAGAAAATTTCGAAGATACCAGTGGCAAGGTGCACAGTGTCGCTACAACTCGCATGTTATTTTCCAAACTCCCACAAATTCTTATGATTTCTTTTGACACTAAAAGTAATGTAAAAATTATCGAAAACATTCTCATCGATAAATATGAATATAATCTCATTTCTAGTGCAGTTCATGTAGGTGATCAAGATGATGGGCATTACGTCTCATTCGCTAAGAGTAGAAATAAATGGTTTTTATTAAATGATGAATCTACAAAAGAACACCCTCTACCAGAAGAAGCTGGATTTTACTTTATGGTTTACAATCTAAAAACTCCTTCATCTTAATATTTTCCTTGATGTTCACGATAGTTCTGTAAAATGTTCGGCGGTTATTAGGATATGTTTTATCATACCTCCGCTTCATAGGTTTCCACCACATGGGTTCATCCCACCCCATATACATACACTCAACGATCGCACCCTCCTCGAACCAGGGCTGATCCTCCATTTTACCCGATGGGATTTCAGATTCAAAAAACAACTTCCCCTTTTCTTGAATATATAACCTCCATGTGAGTGGACCTGGTTTATACCCAGGTGTTTCTCTCGTTGGTTCACGTTTCATCAAGAAATCGACTGTGTTTTTCATTTGGGGTTTCCACTTGAACATTGTTTCATGTGTTCCTATCCTAATAGGATCATCGATAGGTGTAAACACGAGTCCATCGACTTCTTGTTTTACGGTTGGGAGATACTCATCCATAAACTGTCGGAAATCTTTCATATGATGAAACTCTTTCAACTGAAGACGCCATTTATCCGACTTCATATAGATGATCGGCTGTACCACACCAAACTTAGCATACCCGAGTCGGTCTAACAAATTGGAATTCCATACCATTTTGCCGGATACGAGTACAGCATCATAAATCATGAGTGTATTCTCATACAGTTCGCCATCCAAGATTGTTCCCTCGTATACATCTTTTTTGAGATTAAGTGACACTTCAAACATCTTGAATGCTCGATTCACGAATAGACACTTCTTCTTCCCTTCAAACATCAAAGCAACCATCATGTGCCTTTCCCCATCCGTCTTTTCGCACACGGTATAATTACCCCTCTTCAGTATAGGGAAATGTTTATACTCGATTGATATGGGTTGAGGCCCGGGGAAATAGTCCTTACTACCCCACGTCGCATGAATGAACTTCACAACATATTTGTAAAGCGGGGAGTCCGACTTTATAGACATGTCTTATAAAAGTGTATAAACTTTAATTTACTTTCACACCCGCAGCGTTGAGAATGTTACTTATACATTCATGTGTATAAGTTGTTGTCAACTTAGCTGCCGTAAATGCATATGTACGAACACCTTGTTCTGCGAATTTTTCAAACATCTTTGGGTAAATTTTATAATTCCCACTCTTTTTATCCTTTATGGATTTCATCACGTTTTTCGTATTCATCATCCATACTCTCGCATCTGTAGACGAAACCTGGTAAATATCCTTGGAGATCTTCTTACCTACGCGTGTATCAAAGTGAAGTCCCATCTGTGACGGTGGTTCTTTAGAATCAGATTTGATCTTCTCCTTAAACATATCCCAGTCAATTCCCTCATTTACACCCGGGAAAACGAGACAACCCACCGTCTCATGTGGTTGGAAAATTTGATCAAGGGATTCATCATCGACACCAATTCCAAAATCTATGAACACGATACGGTCATGTGTTTTCATGTATTTTTGAACAGCTTCAGCCTTTGCGTATGGGTCATCTATCACATACGTAATTTCATTGTTGATATTCCGTTGGAGACATCGCATATTAAGTCGAAGAATAGCATGGAGGGTTTTTACCGAACATGATTTTGAGCGAGTCGTTATGATGGTAACAAGATTCATGTGTTATTATATATTCTAAACCTTAAGCCTATCATTAAGGCATCCACCGAATGGTAGATTTCCTACGTGTCCGAGAGTTGTATTTACGTCCGCGTAAATCTTACCATCGACTTGTTGCCACCGTCTACAAAACGCATAATCTTCAGACAAGTATCGGCGAGTCACTGGATCTATCATACAATCAAAACACGCATGGTAGTCATCAAAATCCCTATTTTGGTGATCATTCTTGCACCATAGTTCAGGAAACTTCTCCTCGAGTGTCTTAAATACCGACCGTTTAATCATCATGAAACCAGTTGGACCGTCTAGAATTTCGATAAATCCATCTTTGATTGGGCGATTCTGGGCTCCAAAATTAATGACGAGACTCGACGAAAGCATGGACATATCGCGATCATCACCACTTTTTACCGCCGCCGCCGCTTGATCCCACATCACAACCTTCTTTGGGTAACATGCGACTGAAAGATCGTGACATCAGCGTCGATGAACATGAAATAATCACAGTCGGTTTTCTGCATGAAACGACCGACGGATACATTCCGCGCTCGATGAACGAGTGATTCATTTTCGGTAGTATCAAGGTACATCTGAATTCCTTCCTTTATGAGAAGGAGTTGAAGCTTGATCATACTAGACATATATTTTTCCAAACATAACCCACCATAGCATGGGGTAGATAGGAATACTTTGGTCATATATTAACTATGACCTTTAACCTCTAAGTGTTTTTTTATGATATTTTCTATTTTATTCAATGTTGGTATTGATACCGCACATCGTTCACACATCTCTGTTTTTGAAACTTTGGTTTTCAAAACCATATAGATAATTGAGGAAGCTACACTGTTCGGTGTTTTACTCATGAGTTCCACACAATCTTCAACTGTGTTGCACATGTTTATACATTTCAAACGCTCTTCCCGTGTCACTTCAAATGAATTCAAAAGTCTATTCATAACATCGAAAGCTTTCGTCACATAATTCTTTTCAGTTGCACCCATGATAATATCTTTGAACATTTGTGTAGTCCTACTCACATCCTTGGATTGAATCCCAAACATATCCGAAATCTCTTTGGTCGTTCGAGAAACCTTCGCGAGACGACATGCGTATAAAACGCAGTTTGCCTTGATACCTAAACGTACCGCACCCCGTGTAAGTTTTCCCTCATTGAATTTCCTGTACATCATCTTCGCATCTTTTAATACCGCATCGGGGAGTGTGTGACACGCCTCGTCGATATCCTTATACGCATGAAACAATGAGCGGTCCCGGTGATTCATCGACATGTGAAAATTAATTTTAGCCATACGTTTATTTTCGTATGTAGAGCCACGTTGTGTGGAAATAACCGTTCCCTTCCCCCAATTTTGAGAAAAGAGTTCAGGGTTTGCGTTTGGGTTCCCACACCTAGATGGGTCATTGATCTTTCCATCGTCTGTAACACCACTGGTCCATTCTGCACTCTCATCAATAAAATAAGAATCAACGAGACCACATTCCGAACACGTAGGTAATCCTTCACGAGAATACACCTTAACACCCGAGCATTCACGACAAAAATTTATATTCACTGGCTTTTCTTCATTTTCTTTTGTATTTAGTAGTAGACGGTCTATATCAGACCATATAGCAGCCAGCATCTTGGTATGATTGACGGTGCTTTTTTTAAAAAGCAAATTACGCAGACGTACTTAGGTGTCGTATATTCGATTCAATCATATCTACAGTCTCTTTAAAACTTTTACCACCCGATGTTGTGGGTTCCCATGCATTCCATTCCTTGTCAATAGCCTGATGCCCGGGAGGTAAAGGGATGTCCTGGCCGGTAATTTCACTGTCTGATACGATAAAACCATCGAGGTCAGACTCTTCATCACCACCTTCGTCATACAGATCACTGTCCGTGTCTTCAACGTCAATTTCCGAGTACATGACATACTGGTTAATACCTAATGCTTTCATCTCAAGATCTTCGAACCGAGTACCACTTGGGTAATGTTCCATCAAACTTTCATATGGTACGGGTGAGAGTGTTTCATTCTCTAGTTCGTATACACATGCACTCTTATAAAAGAGTTCAGTGGGATTGAGATATCTCAGGCCGATTGTATTTCCTGTATTCATACCAACGATACCGTACATTTCGTCTTCAACTCCGTCTTCATTTACTAGTACTTTGACTATATCATTTTCAATTATTTCAGAGGGCACAATCATGCTTAGAGTTTTCGGACAAAAAATAATAAGGGATAATATCACAGATGAAAGTTATTATTTATTCGAAGGAAGGTTGTAAGGAAGAGCTCAAGGAAGTGTGTGGTGGCTCGGTATCAACCTACCCTCAAATATCTATTGACGGTCGTCTCATCGGAAACTATTTTGAATTTCAGGACTACATAGAAGATGAATATGAACCAATTTTGACCCCAACCTTAAATAGATTTACTGTATTCCCTCTAAAGTACCCCGAACTCTGGGAGCTTTACAAGAAGGCTCAAATGTCCAATTGGACTGCGGAAGAAGTAGATCTCTCGAGTGACATGGATGACTGGAAAAACCTGAATGATAACGAACAAAAATTCATAAAATATATACTCGCATTCTTTGCGGGTTCGGATGGTATAGTTTTCGAAAATATCAACAACAATTTCGCTGATGAGGTGCAAATCTCTGAGGCACGATCTTTCTATGCATACCAGTCTCATAACGAGATGGTTCACGGTGAGACGTATTCTAAACTTATTGACAAATACATCAAAGATGGTGCTGAAAAGAAACAGCTCTTCGAAGCTATTCAAACTGTCCCCTGCATTGAACGAAAAGCCAATTGGGCTCTAAAGTGGTTTGATACAAAGTCTAAAACATTCGCCGAACGTCTATTCGCCTTCGCATGTGTCGAGGGGATCTTCTTTTCTGGAAGTTTTTGTGCCATTTATTGGCTAAAGAAAAGGGGTCTCATGCCGGGTCTCTGCTTTAGTAATGAACTCATATCAAGGGACGAAGGTCTTCACCAAGAGTTTGCCGTTGAACTTTTCAAATTACTGAGAAACAAGCCCTCAACTGAAACGATTCACTCTATCATAAAGGAGGCTGTCGAAATTGAGAAGAATTTCATTCTGGATGCACTACCATGTAACCTCATCGGTATGAATTCTGATAAGATGTCTGAATATATCGAATATGTATCTGATCGTCTTCTTAAACAGATTGGACAGCCTACGATCTGGAACTCTAAGAACCCTTTCGATTTCATGGAGAATATCTCACTTGACGGGAAGACAAACTTTTTCGAGAAGCGTGTAGGTGATTATGGAAAAATGGACGATACATCCGATGAGATTGGCTTTGATGAGGAATTTTAGAAAAACATTTTACTATCAATTTACCCAAATTGACTGGAAAATGCATGAATTAAATTACTTGAAAAGGGTGCCTTCGGACTCAAGACCCTGGGGTTCTAACTGGAGACCACTGTCACCCATCTCCACCTGAGGCTCAGAGAAATCTGGCTGGGGAACATCTACCTCAACCATAGGCTTAGGGGCTTCCATTACGGTCCTGGAACCCTTCTTTGCTTTCTTCGCACATGGCGATTCCTTTGGTATGTTCATCATACCCCATACGACAAACATGAATACCACCGAATGAATGGCGAGACCCAAAGTAGAGGGGCACCCGGTAGGGGTGGCGATCCTGGAACCCAGGACTCGCCTGACAAGACGAAAAGTCTCTGGGTTGGCAATCACGAAAAAGGTGAGAGCGGAAATGATGGAGATGACGAGTTTATCCTGCTGTTTTTTACCGTTGCACCCACAACCACAATCTTTAAATAAACCCATCTTAAATAGTTACTATAAATTAACAAAAAAAACCTACTTAAAGTTTGATCGCCTAGTATAGATATAACCAACTACAATGTCGCTCTCTATCCAACGCTCCTCCGATTTCACTACTTCTTCTGTAAACTTTTCGAAACTTCGTAAAAACAAGAATGGCGGCAAGGCCGTCTATCTCAACGCCGGCGACAACAAAAAGCTCTACATTCAATTTCCTTTCATGCGCTCTCCATATGGCTTGAGTGCTTTCACTGACGAGGGTACTGGTCGCACCTCTTACTCTCTCGATCTGTCTTTCGACCCCGACAACACCGAGGCGATGGAGCTTCATGACAAGCTCAAGGCTCTCGATGAAATCATCGTAAACACAGTCGCTGAGAACTCTAAGGAGTGGCTCGGTAAGGAGTTCAATGTTGAAGTTCTCAAGCAGGCTCTCTACAAGCCCATGGTTCGCCCCGGGAAGGAACAGTACCCTGCTACTATCAAGCTAAAGGTTCTCACCAAGCCTGATGGTTCGTTCGTCCCTGAGACGTACAGTATGCAAAAGGAACAAGTTTCTTTGGATTCTGTCGAGAAGGGGCAGAAGTGCATGGCCATCGTCGATTTCAACCAGATTTGGTTCATTGATAACAAGTTTGGTGTTACTATTCGACTCCAACAGGTTCTACTTGAGCAGTCGGTCAAGCTTCCCTCGTTTGCTTTCCAGGGTCTCGATCTACCCTCCGAGGAGGTCGATGATGTTGAGGAAGAGGATGAGATCGAGGAGGTCGACGAGTAAATAAATCCAATTCCTTTGGAATCGTCTTCCCAAAAAAAGTAAAATAAAATTGTCCTTCTTGGTAAGTTGAAAAAACTTCTTACCAATAAGTA